GGAGCCAATGGTACAGTAAATACTGGTGGCGGCGCAGGCGGAGGTGGTGGTAAAACAGGTACTCACACTGGAGGACCTTCTACAGGTGGATCAGGAATAGTAATTGTTAAAGAGCCCGCAGTAAGTAATCCAGCAACTGCACCAGGTGTTTGGCAAATGAATACAGTTTATGATTATGTAAAAGCTGGAAACTGGGTTTAGAACTGGTCCATTGACACTATAGATATTTACAAAGGTAGTTAACATAAGTATAATAAAGGAAATTAAAAATATGGCCCATTTCGCAGAATTAGACGAGAATAATATAGTAACTAGAGTGATTGTGGTGGGTAATGATGTCACTACAGCAGCAGGACCTTTAGGAACAAATGATATGCATGTTGATGGTGAAACATGGTGTGTTAATTTTTTCAAAGGTGGAAACTGGAAACAAACTTCTTATAATAACAATTTTAGAAAACAATATGCAGGCATAGGTTTTACTTTTGATTCTGCAAAAGATAAATTTTTACAACCCCAACCATATGCATCTTGGTCATTAGATGAAAATGATGACTGGCAATCGCCAGTTACATATCCAACTGATACTACAGATAAATTTATAAGTTGGGATGAAGATAATCAAAAATGGACTGCGACCGATAATTCAGATCCAGTCAATAATTTCAATTGGGATGCATCAGCACTAGCTTGGGTATCCGCATAAGGAGACTTAAAGCATGCCAAATAATAATGGTGGTATAATCGGAGCAAGTAATAAAGCTTCTTTCGGTAAAGGTGTAGTACAAACTACAACAGCTACAGGGTGTATAACTCTCGGAGCAGGAACTCAAATAATTAAAGCAACTATTGTATCCGGTGGTGGTGGAGCAGGATCGGTTGCCGCTGCAAACATAGGTAGTGGTGGTGGTGGAGCAGGTGGTGTTCGTACTATTTGTTCATTATGTGCATCAGGAACAGTTGCTGCAGTTATCGGTGGAGGGGGAGCAACAACTTCTTATCCTACTGGATTAGCAAATAACGGATGTGCTTCATCAATAACAGCTAACTGTACCCCTTACGCATCAGTCGGAGGGGGTGGTTCGGCAGGTGGTGGTGCACCTTTTGCAGCAAGACCAGGTGGATCAGGTGCAGGACAAAGTTATACTCCAGGTGCAGCAGGATGTGGAACAGCTTGTCAAGGTAATCCTGGAGGAGATTACCTAGAAGGAGGTAGTACTCAGGAAGCTGGCGGCGGCGGTGGATATGCAGCAGCTGGTGGAGATGCCGCTCCCGGTGCAGGTGGTGCAGGTGGTGCAGGTTTATCTATAGCTCCTTTATATCCAGGTTCTCCAATTACTAGTGTAGGTGGTGGAGGTGGAGGTGGACATTATAATGCTCCAGGCTCACCAGCAACAGCAGGTGGAGACGCGAATCCAGTAGGTGGTGGTGGAGATTCAGGAAGATCACCAGGTATTCCAGGTTCAAACAATGGAGGCGCTGGAACTGCTAATACTGGTGGAGGCGGTGGTGGAGCAACTTCATTTAACCCAACCGCTGGTACAGGTGGTACTGGTGGACCCGGTGTAGTATTTATTAAAGAATTAAACAAAGCAAGTGGTGTGTGGTCAATGCAATCACAATTTGAATCACGAACAGCAGGAACATGGCCTGCACCTTTTGCAGCAATAGATTATATGGTTGTTGCAGGAGGTGGTGGTACTGGAAACAACGCTCCTGGTGGCGGTGGAGCAGGAGGTTTTAGAGAATCAAGTGGAGCTAATACAGGTTGTTATACAGCGTCTCCTTTAGGGGCATGTGTAGCAGGACTCTCACTATACCCTGGATCATATGCAGTTACAGTTGGCGGAGGTGGAGCTGGTACTAGTGGCAGTTGTACAGGAACTCCTGGTGACGATTCAACATTTGAAACAATTACATCAACAGGTGGTGGTGGAGGTGGTGGCTGGCCAGCGAAATGTGGAGCCGCTGGAGGTTCAGGCGGTGGAGGAAGAGCTAATCAAGGAGCTTCAGGCGGTGCAGGAAATACACCTCCCACAAATCCTGCTCAAGGATTTGATGGTGGAGATTCAGCTCCAAGTCCAGAAGGCCCGCCTTATGTAGGTGGTGGAGGTGGAGGTGCTACAACAGTAGGAGCAACAGGAAATCCAGGTGATGGAGGAGGTGGTACTGGAGCAACAACATTAATTTCAGGTTCTCCAGTAGCTTATGCTGGCGGTGGTGGCGGTGCAAGTAATGATTCTCCTCCTGTTCCAGGAGGTCCAGGTGGTACAGGTGGCGGTGGAGCTGGAGGACATGGTACAGAAGTAGGTAATGCAGGAACAGCTAATACTGGTGGTGGAGGTGGAGGTCCTGGATCTTCTTACAGTCCTAACGGTGGTATGGGTGGTGGACCCGGTATAGTAATTATAAGAACACCTTCGGAAGCTAGTGTAGCCGTTGCCCCAGGATGTAATGCAGTAGCAACTTTACCTGCCCCTGCAGGAAGTTATAAAGTGGCAACTTTTAATGTTACTGGGACATTAACTATTTCATAATTGATCTAGATCAATTCTCTGTACTCTCTATTTAAACTAAGATAAAACATATGTATAAAGACATATGAACTTAACAAATCATTATTGGTACTTTCAATCAGTAGTTCCTTCTAGGATCTGTGATGAAATTGTTAAATATTCAAAATCTATTCAAGACAATATGGCTACTACAGGTGGCTTTGGAGATCCTAAAAAATTAAACCAAAAACAAATTAAAAATTTAAAAAAGAAAAGAGATTCTGATATTGTTTGGTTAAATGAGNNTTGGATTTATAAAGAAGTTCAACCTTATGTTCATCAAGCAAATGCTAGTGCTGGTTGGAATTTNCAGTGGGACTTTTCAGAGTCNTGTCAATTTACACAATATAAGAAAGGACAATATTATGACTGGCATTGTGATGGTTGGGATAGACCTTATCAAAGACAGCAAGGAGATTCATCACATGGGAAGATTAGAAAGCTATCTATGACATTAACTTTATCGGATCCTAAAGATTATAAAGGGGGAGAATTAGAATTTGATTTCAGGAACTTAGACCCTGATAAAAAACCAAACATTACAAAGTGCAAAGAAATATTGCCTAAAGGATCCTTGGTGGTATTCCCTGGATTCGTGTGGCATAGAGTATGTCCAGTTAAAAAAGGAACCAGACATAGTTTAGTAATGTGGAATTTAGGATGGCCCTTTAAATGAAGAAAAGAAGTCAGAAAGAATTAGATAAAATATCTTGCGGAAGTGCTGAAGTATTTCCTACACAATTAACTAGAGAAGATTATTTTCAATGTCCTGTATGGTTTGCAGATGCTGCTCAATTTGTTGATGATTTAAATAAAGCATCCGACCCTTATATTNAAACAGCGAAGAAAAATTCAAAAAAAGATATAACTAAAAGAAATAAAGAGTTTGGGGACAAAGGAGACATGGGACATGTTTTTCATTCAACTCCTGTAGTTGGAGATCCTAACTTTAACCAATTAACTAATTACATAGGTGCAACAGCCCATAATCTATTAGTGGAAATGGGTTTTGATTTAACTAATTATCAAGTATTTATCACAGAAATGTGGGTACAAGAGTTTGCTAAAAAAGGGGGTGGTCATCATACATTACACACACATTGGAACGGCCATATGTCCGGATTCTATTTTTTAAAAGCCAGTAAAAAAACATCGCAACCTATATTTGAAGACCCAAGATCAGGGAATCTAATGAATCTTTTACCTCAAAAAGATGCAACTAAAATAACTTATGCTAGTCATCAAGTTATTTATGAAGTAAAACCAGGTCGAATGATATTCTTTCCATCGTATATGCCGCATCTGTATGCGGTTGATATGGGTTATGAACCCTTTAGATTTATACATTTTAATTGTCAAGCAATATCAAAAGGAGCATTAAAGCATGAAAGAATATAAAATAGAAAAAAAACATTTTATAGGTGGGTGGTATATTAATGAAAAAACTTGTGATGAAATAAGAGAAAGTTTTAAAAAAATACCAACTCCTTTTAAAGAAGAAGGGTTGGCGGGGAAAAAAAATAAAAAATTAGTTAATAAAAAAGTAAAAGAATCTTTAGACATAACTGTTTCATCTAGCAATAAAAATTATCCATTAAATAAATACGCAGCTGAATTACAAAATTGTTTAGAAAAGTATCAAAACAAATTTACAGAAGTAAAAGAATTACAAAAATTTAATCTTTCAAGAGGAGGATATAATATTCAGTCTTATCCAGTAGGAGGCGGCTTTAAAAAATGGCATTGTGAAAGAACGGGTTTATTAAATACTGATAGAATATTAGTTTTTATGACTTATCTAAATGATGTTTCTGATGGAGGAACTTATTTTAAATATCAAAAGTTAAGAATACCGGCCCATAAAGGACTTACTATTATTTGGCCTTCTGATTGGACTCACACTCATAAAGGACAAGTTAGCAAAAAATATGAAAAATATATTGTAACCGGATGGTTTACATTTACCCCAAAGGAGGAATAAAATGTCATTCAAACAAAATAAATATAAAGTATTAAGAGGAGCAATATCCAAAGAACTGGCTTCGTTTGTCTATTCTTATTTTTTAAAGAAAAGACAAGTAGCTCGATTTTTATTTGATCAAAAATATATCTCACCCTTTACAGACTATTGGGGAATATGGACCGATAAACAAGTTCCCAATAGTTATTCTCATTATTCAGATACAGCAATGGAAACATTGTTAGAAGCTTTAAGAGTAAAGATGGAAAAAGAAACAGGGTATAAGTTAAATGAAACTTATTCTTATGCCAGGATTTATAAAACAGGAGACGTTCTTCATCGACACAAAGATAGATACTCATGCGAAG